CGAGGTGACAGCGGGTGAAAAGCTACGAGCCATGTTAGATGAGGGACGTAGACCCAACACGGTTGAGATGCCACACAACACCACAATGTATTTACGAGCGCATGTAGGTAACTACATGATTTGGGATGCAGACATTGATACGTTGGGCATCACGTTTATGGGCACAGGTGAGATGGGTCTGTTCAAGAAGAAAGACTTTGAACCATACATCGCGGCATTTTTTGGATTGAACTTTTAAGGAGACAGACATGGACAAATTAGCATTCCCGTCAGAGCTTTCAAGCGGCATGACCTTGCGCGACTACTTTGCAGCCAAGGCGATGGAGGCTTTGATTTTGGAGGTGGCTGATTGGAAGTACATGCCAAATGAGATCGCAAATTTTGCATACGCACAAGCAGACGCCATGCTGGAAGCGAGAGACGCATGAACCTCATAACAATAGATTTCGAGACGTACTACACCAGTAAGGACTTGGGGTTCAAAACCCAAACGACCGAAGAGTATGTACGTGACCCGCGCTTTGAAGTGATCGGGGTGGCGGTCAAGGTGGGTGACGGTACAACTACTTGGTGCACGGGTTCGCACAAGCAGATCAAAGAATCACTCGACAACTTTGATTGGGATGACAGCATGGTGGTTGCACACAATGCGTTGTTCGACATGGCTATATTGAACTGGCACTTTGATATCAGGCCCAAGGCTATCGCTGACACACTGAGCATGGCACGCGCCATCAACGGCATCGAGGTAGGCAACAGTCTCAAGAAGTTGGCCGAGCACTACGCGCTAGGTGTCAAGGGTACTGAGGTGGTGGACGCTATCAACCTGCGCCGTGAAGACTTCTCAGAGCAACAGCTTGATGCGTATGGGACGTACTGTATCAATGACGTTAACCTGACGTACGACTTGTTCCTGACTCTGCTGCCCATGTTTCAGAAGGTTGAGTTGAGGTTGATCGACCTGACGATTCGGATGTTTACAGAGCCGACTCTCCGCCTAGACGAAGACCTCTTACACCAACATCTTTTAGAGGTGAAAGATCGTAAGCGCAAGCTGCTGGATGAATGTGGAGCCGACATCGAAGACCTGATGAGCAACCAGAAGTTTGCCGAGGTTTTGCGTGGTCTAGGCGTTGAGCCGCCCATGAAGATCAGTGCGACTACGGGCAAGGAAGCGTTGGCGTTGGCTAAGTCTGACGAAGGGTTCAAGGCGTTGGCCGAGCACCCTGATGAACGTGTGCAGACACTTGTTGCTGCGAGGTTGGGTAACAAGACCACGTTGGAAGAGACACGCACCGAGCGCCTCATCGGGATTGCGGGAAGGGGACTGATACCTGTTCCCCTCTCCTACTACGCCGCACACACGGGACGGTGGGGTGGGTCGGACAAGATCAATTTCCAAAACTTTCCCTCACGTGGCGAGAACGCAGGGAAGCTAAAGAAGGCCATCCTTGCACCCGAGGGTCACGTCATCATTGACTGCGATTCCGCACAGATTGAAGCGCGGGTGCTTGCATGGTTCGCAGGGCAAGATGATTTGGTGGAGGCGTTTAAAAATGGCGAAGACGTATATCGGATTATGGCGGCGCAAATTTACAGGAAGACGCCCGAAGAGGTTTTGGATACCAAGGCTAATCCCGAACGTTTCGTTGGCAAGACAACGATTCTTGGCGCGGGTTATGGCATGGGCAGTGCGAAGTTCCAAACGCAACTCAAGACTTTCGGTGTGTCGGTCAGCACAGAGGAGTCTGCACGGATTATCGCTACCTACCGTGAAACCTATCCTTGGATTCCCGCCCTATGGAAGTCCGGTTCCACGGCGGTTGATGCTATGAGTAAGAAGCGCACGACCAAGTGGGGCAACGGGTGTATCAGTATTGGTGCAGAGGGAGTGCTCATGCCAAACGGCCTGTACCAGCGTTACCCTAACCTTAGAAAGGTACGCGACAAAGACGGCAAAGATCAGTACCTATACGATTCACGCAAAGGGCCAGTGAAGCTGTACGGTGGCAAGTTAACAGAGAACATTTGTCAGGGCTTGGCACGTTGCATCATCGGTGAGCAACTTATCAAGATTAGCAGGCGGTACCGTGTGGTGCTCACTGTTCATGATGCTGTGGCGTGTATTGCACCGAAACAAGAAGCCGAAGAAGCTATGGCGTATGTGATGGAGTGCATGCGGTTTGTACCGTCATGGGCAGAAGGCATTCCACTGAACTGCGAGGCAGGTGTGGGAGAGAGTTATGGAGACTGCTGACGTTAACAGGCCATACGGTAAGGTATCCAAAGGGCACCGACTCCCTTACGGTACTCTTGCGGATGCGAGTTATGAACTGCGGCAAGCGTATTACGCAAACGGTTACCTGCACGACAAAGACATGCCCGAGATGCCGTGCCCACCGGCTGAGTACAAAGATTATGTTGACCCCGAGGAAGAGTTGCACAATAAAGAGATGGTTGATGCTATCCAAGAAGTGTTAGACACGTTGTCCCCACGAGCAAAGAAAGTAGTGTGTTTACGGTTTGGGATTGGACTGACTCAAGACTACACATTGGAAGAAGTTGGTGTGGTGTTTGAACTTACACGCGAACGTATCAGGCAGATCGAAGCCAAGGCACTGCGGCACATGAAGCACCCGCCACGTTCGGATGTATTGAGGCAGTTGATTGGGGACTACCAAACAACCGCAGAGAAAGAAGCTGAGATTAAAGCAGAACAAGCGAAGTGGGAGAGGCAACGTATAGACCGGCAAGTGAAAGCGGAAAGAGCACAGAAGGCACACAAGGCGATGAAGGCCGTAGACCACGCCGCCAAAGAACGGGCGTTAGCAGATTTAGCGAAGTGGGAAGACCTCAAGCCCATGATTTCAGACGTTGATTGGATACAGCATTTAAAGATAACAGACCCCGACATGTACCAAGAGTTGAAGTACATCACAGGGGATATTTGGGGTAAGAGCGCAAGAGAAATTTGGAACATGTATGCGAAAGAAAAGTAAATACAAGCCGCGTGGCGTGTTGCTGAACACTATGGGTTATGTGATGGAGGGCATGACTCCGGTGTCACAGCACACCAGCTTTGCGATAGACGTAAAGATCAAGACTCACATGGCGTTGATGAACATGACGCAAGGTAAGGCGGGGCGTGGGGATATTGACACACTGATTCAAGCGGTCAATGTTGTTGAAGCCCTGTACCGCATGGGGGTTGGCGCTGAGTACGGGGATGCGGTGCGAGATGGCTCGAACGCACTACACAGTGTCGGGGTGCGTGGTGCTAAGTCAGGCCAGTTCGTTCTTAAATCCGAGGAGATGAAAGCTCTCAACACCATCATGGAGTTGCATGATGCCCAGCTTGAAGTTATCACGCTGAAAGATATGGAGAGGGCGTACAAGATAGTGGTTGAAGAGTTCAGGCAAAGAAAGATGAGACCGATTGTTACAAAGGAGACGGTATGAGTGAGTGCCCTAGCTGTGAATACCATAGGCAACGCGCCCAGCTTTGGCGGCACGAGGCTTATAGGATATCGGGTAACCCGTTACCCGAACGTGAAGATGATTTGAAGATGGTGGTCGATGACATGAGGGCTTACATTGATAAGCTGGAACAAAAACTAAAGGAGAAGAGCACATGACAAGACGTTTCTGCGATACAGGGCGCATCGAGTGCCCGCACTTGCCCGAGTGCATCTGGGACTGCAAGTACGACACGGCTATTGCCGAGCGCCGCAAGGTCAAGGCGTACCCGATTGTTCCCGTTGACATCAAGCCTGTGAGCGATGGTTGGCAGACAGTTGGCACGGTGATGCTGACCGCCATCATGGGTGCGCTGGCCGTGGTCTGCATCCTGTTGTTCTTTACTGGCGTTTGGATTTGGAGCTTGCTGATATGACACAAGAATACACACCACCCGCAGCAGTCATTGAGCACTGGAAGCGCAGGATAGAAGAGTTCAAGGTCAAGTTGGAGGCAGACCCTGACGATAAGGTCGCAGCTTTCTGGCTGTCCTGCTACGAGGGTTATGTGAAAAATTTTGCAAAGGATGAGAAATGAAACAAGAAGACATCATCCGCATGGCGCGGGAGGCTGGGCTTCACTTGGCAACGGATGTGAACTGGATGCCGGTCATCAACCTTGCGTACGCAGAGAAGTTTGCCGCCCTTGTCAAAGCAGCAGAGAACGAGGCGTGTGCTGTGACGGCTGACGAACACATGCAGGAGTGTGAAGGGAAAAGTTTTGGTGTAGGTAAAGCCATCCGAGCAAGGGGACAAGCATGACACGATTGCCGTATTCATATCAGGCGCAAATCATGGGCAGGAGGTCATTTGAAAAAATGTACACAGCAGACCAGATGCGCGAGTACGCCAAAAGGGTTGTTG